CCGTCGAGTAATCAGTCGTCGACAATGCCAGCGTGAAATTGTCGTCGATCGGAGCTTTGGCGTCGCGGAGGAGTTTCCGCACGGCGAGGATATTCGCCTCGGAGAGTGCCGTCCCGGACGAGCCGACGGTTTGCGAGAGTCCGGCATATAAAGCGAAAATATCGCTCTCGACGGCCTCAAGGATCGCCGTCATTCCTGATTCGGTATAACCTTTAATCAGGTCGTTTCTTGAGAAAGCCCGCTCCGGATCTTCGATCAGGAAAGATGCCTCTTTGTGCTTATTAAGTGTAACCGAGACACTTCCCGAGGTTACATCTTGCACGGTTCGGGAGCCGCCCGCGACCTTGTCATTGGCGACAAGCGTCCCGTATTTCGGGATTGTGACGACATTCCCATAAGTTTTGACCTCTTCGTCGAAGTCGCGGCGGATCCGTTTCGCGAGAAAGAGATTGGAGCGGAGGACGCCGAGCGCCTCTTGCGCGATTATAGTCGCGTTGTGAACAGTTAATGCGTTGGCCATTGGATTTATCCAAAAAAGTAAAAAATCGCTCCTTTCCGTGGCATTACGTTAGTCTTTGATACGTCCCTCGCGTTGCGCTTTAAGGATCTCGTCGCGGTTGGCTTGGTAAAACTTCGGGTCTTTCAGCTCTTCGGCTGTAAAAACCTTAGTCGAGCTCGTATCGGTTCCGGGATTCGTCCCGTGGCCGATCGTCTCTTTGCCAGTCTTGCCCGTGAGAAACTCGAAATTCTTGTGAATATAATCGAGCTTCGCCTCGGGCGCGAGGGTTTCCGGGATCAAGCTCCGCTTGTCCTCGGGAATTTTTGTCATGAGCTCGTCAACCGATTTCGCGACGACGGCCTCGAGTGCTTTCGCGCGCTCGACGTGCGGCTTGGCCTCGTCATATAGCTTTTGATACTCGCTATTATCGGCAAGGCTTTTGAGGCGCTCGGCTTCTTTGTCGGCTTCGACCTTGGCGAGCTTGTCCTCGAGTGCTTTTCGCTTGCTGACTTCTTCGGAAAAGCGCGAGTAAGGTATATTCTCCGGCGGTTTATTGCCGCCGTCCGTGCCTTGCCCTTGGCCGTTACCGTCTCCGGTTCCGGATCCTTGGCCGTTTTTGTTGTCGCCTGTACCGTTGGCGTTGCCGTTAGCTCCCTCTTGACCGCCGGAGCCGTTAGCGTTTTGATCGGTATCGCTCATGATGATGAAAAAATAACAACGATGTTTAACGTCCTCGACGGACGATTGTCTCGACTCTAAAGCAATACGCGGGCTTTTTCAATGTCTGCTTTTACTTTTCCTCGCGCGCCGCCCGCGCCTCCTCTTGTTTCTTAAGCACTGCGTCCGGATTGCCCTTGTGTTTTAAGGCCTGATAATTGCTCACTTTGCCGCCCTCGGCGAGCCGCTTCTCGTTCTTCTCGGCGGCCGCTTTCTGCCGGGCGTTGTAATTGAGGACGACAAAAAAGGAATGACGGCAACCGACGTGGAAAATCTCGCCGGACGCTTTGATCTGTTCGAACGTCGGGAGTCCGGGCGTGTCGCCTGACATGGAAAAAAGCTCTCCCTCATGGAAGCGGCAAGCGTCTTTGGCGCCGTGCCGCGTGATCTGATATACGTCAAAGCCGTTTTCAATGCCGACGTTGGCGATCGCGTCGCGCCCGGTCGTCGCGAGTACCTCTCCCGTGAGCATACGCGCGTAGCGGTCAAGTTGCCACGTTTTCCCGGCCTTGTCGACGAGTGCCGAGACGCCGCCCTCCTCGAGCTTCTCGAGTACCGTCCGCGCGACAACCTCTTGCGCTTTGCCGAGGGTCGCGCCCGCGCCGATCGTCTCGCGGATCTTGGTTTTCTTGGCGAGCTCGATCTTGCCGAGGGCGTCTTTCTTGATCATCTGCATACTCTCGGCAAAGCGGGTTTTTGCTTCGTCCGCGATCCCGGCGATCGCCTCGGTATGGATTTTTGAAAAAGCCGTCTCGAGGACTTTCCCGTCGACGGCGAGATCGTATTGTGCGGCGCGTGCGACGTTCTCATAAAGTTTCGGGACTTCCCGATCGATAAACTTCCGCGTCTCGGCGTCGAGATCCTTTAAAACGCCGTTTAAATTGGCGAGCATACGTTTTGCGCGCTCTTTGCGAAAGAGCGTCCCGGCGTCTTTTTCGATGATGTCGATGATCTCTTTATATGCGTCGGTATAGATCCCGGCGAGGATCTCCGTTTTCCGTTCGATCTCCCGCTTGGTACGGTTCGGGTCGTTTCTTGGCATGGCCGGATTAAAAACCGAGGCCGAGGCGGAGGCCGAAAGCGACACAAAAGACAAAAAACCCGGCGGCGAGCGAGCTTAAAACGGCAGTAAGGAGAAAGCTCCCGCGCACGGCGGCGGCCGCTTTGAAGCGCGCGACCGTTTCCGCCCTGATCTCCTCGTATTGCGCGGCCGCCGCGCGAAAAGCGCCGATCGTGAAATTACGTTTTGCCATAGTTAAAAGCCGACTTTAACGAGTGAATTTTCTTCTTCTTTGATCTCCTCGAGTTTCGCGTCGAGTGCCTCGCCGGAAAGCCCGTCGAGATTCTTGATCGCGTCGCGCTTGCTCTGAATACCGACCGTCATTCTTGCGACCTCGATATTAGTCTTTCGCATTTGATTTTCCGGGAGGGAATCATGAAACTTGACCGTGATCGCGGTTTTCGGGAGCACCTTTTTATATTGCCAGTAATAAGCAAAGGCGAGCACCTCGCGGATCAATGAGATATAGCTCTTTTTCTTGCGTTTGACCTTGGCGATCGTCCGCGCCGCGCTCTCGGCGAATGTCTCGTCTTTCATCACGCCGCCCTGTACCGGGAGATCGAGGAGCACAAAGGCGACCTCGGCGATCCGCGCGATTTGCTGTTGAATCTCGTCGCGTTGCTTAAAGGCCTGATCGATGAGGGAATTGCTGTTGACGATATACTCGGGTTTTTGGAGCCCGCCCTCGCCGACGTCAACCTCGATCATCTCGAGCCGCTCATGCGCGACCTCGCCTTTCTCGTCGAGCACGCCGGGAGGGACGGCGAGCTTGGCGTCGCCGTGCTTTTTGAGTTGCGTCGCGATTTGCGAGTTGACCCGGCAAAGCTCCGACAAAAGCGAATAGAGGTTTTTATAATCCGAGGCGCCCTCGGCTTTCTTGCCGTCTTTCGGGTTGTTTGCCCAAAATACCGGGATCATATCGAGCCCGGTCGTTTCTCCCTCTTCCGGGAGGGTCGCGTCATAGATGCTTAAGGGTACGATCCGCGTCGGCTTGCCCTTCTTTCCCTCACATTCCCACAACTGATAATCGATCCGGCCGATCGAGTGTGTTTTCTTGAAGAGATAGGGTTTCTTTTCGATCTCGACGTACCACGCCATAACGACGGACGAGGGTTTTTCCCTAATATTGCGCTGGTTATATTGCGGAAAGACGATGTCCGGCGCGACCTCCTCGACGATCGAATTGCCTTCGAAGAGTCGCACCTCAAAGACGGCTTTTCCTCCCCAAGATTGCGCGATTGCACTTTCCCACAATTGAGCAAAGAAATGATTGTTTTCGATGAGCTCGTCGATCTCCTCTTGCTTCGCGCCCGAGTCTTCCGAAACGGTGATCGTCGGCTCTTCCAAAAAGAGGAGATCCGCGTACACGGTCGAGATCATTTCGCACATATTGACATTGACCTCGAGCTTGTTTATCCGGTCGTTGGCGGTTTTAAAGTAATCGAGCACCTCGTTAAATTTCCCTTCGAACAGTTTATAATTGTTCTCCAAAACTTGCGCGCGGGCTTGCTCTTCGGGTGTTGGAAACATGGCGTCGGAAAAAATACCGTCGTCAAAACAATACGTGATGCAATAAAAAAAGGAAAGGTATTAGGCAAACGCCGAGGCGGTTTTCTGGAATGTCCGGACGGTGTTCACGCGTTGGATCCCGTAAATACTCAAAAAATAAGAGTCCGGGAAATCATCATGCGCGTCCGGCTTGTCCGGGTGATGATAATTGAGTTTCCCGGATTCGCTTCGAAACTCTTTCTCGAGTGCCGTCATTTGCCGTTCAAAAAATGGCGCGTGCTTATGATCGGCCGGGTACGAAAGCCGATCCTTTTCCTCCTTCGAGCGGAGCGCCTTTAAACCCTTGCGGCCGAGAATGTCTTTCGAGCTCGCCGAAAAGACGACGGGCTTCGCCGGAAACCAAAGCGCTTTCTTGAGGCTCTCTCCGACGACGTCTCCGGCTCCGGTCGAGTCAAAATAGCACCTCTTAAAAACGACGCGCTCTTTGCTGTCGGCCTGAAACTTGCGGAGAAAGACGACGATCTCCGGGATCTGTTCGGTGGTATAGTCGCCGCGGAAAACGCCCCACGTGCGAATATTGTTCGCGTAGTCCGTGACCGTGACGACGGAGAGATCGACCTCTT